ATTTCTTATTTTTAGGTGGAGAAAATCCATTGGAAATTGAAATTGATCTCATCCTACCATTTATCATGGTGCAGGATGATGATTCATGTTGTTCTTCATGTAATCAAAAACAAGACCCTGCTAAAAGGGTCGTGTGTGAAAACACACAATTTGTTTATGAAAATCTTCGAATATTTATTACTCCTTATAATACTTATAGTAGATTGGCTCTAGCAGAATTAGATCTAGTGCCTCGTTTGACTTTTTTCTGTATAATCAATATGTTGTGTATCTACTGCCATGATTGTTCACAGGTATTTAAGAAGCGAGGTGTTAGGGAAGAGTTTCTTTATCAGATTAATAGGTATTCTTATTACCACACCGTTGACTATGTAGATCATGGTGTTGGTGCAACCGACTCAGCCACAGTTTATAAGCGACAGAATGATTCCAATTATCATGAGGTTGCCCTTAAGAAACATTCACTATACTTTGACGATAAAGGTTATTTAGGTAATCTGTTGCCAGAGACTGTTATAGTGCCTAAGTTAAATGGTAAGCATAACCATCAACATCCAATTAGTCAGCAGTTGAGACAGATTTTTGAATTAGTTGCCTATAACTACATTATGGAGCTTAGTTCATTGCCAATTGTACAGAGGGGAGCTAATATAATTAGATCTGCAACCCACAGAATACACTCTTTCTGTCTCAATTATATAGTAGATCATGTAGACTTTGAAAGACAGAACAAGTATATGACTAATTATCATAATTTACCATTAGCTGTTAAGAGTGGTGTTTCTTTTTGTCATTGTGGTGATTTTAAGATTGGTTACTGCCAGCATGTTCGTAATTATCTCCAGCGTGCAGGTGGTGAGGCTCATAATATACTTGATGTAGATTCAATTTATTACTCTAACCTTTTAAATTTAAGTATTGATAGACTGATAGACCGCACTGTGTATTATCATGTATTTGTAGCACACATATTTAATGGTGATGGTCATTATCGTTGCAATCAAGGTGAGTTTGAGGTAATTATCTCTAATAGACAGGTAAAAATGAAGGTCCAGGGTAATTTGTACCCATATATCCATGATGAAATTAATTTTAATGGTCATTACTTAGATGTTACTAATTATAATAAACCCTTCTATATCCATAAAGAGGGTTCTGTTATATCACTTGAGTGTGTCAAGTCTGTGCCAACATCGGATAACAGTAGGTATGGTATTTTTAGATTATCCCTCGTTGAACCTAAGTTTGTTAATTCACTGATTCATTTCGTTGATATGTCTGTTCCAGTTGAAGAGTATCAAAATACAGTTGAAGGATTAACAACTTGGTTCACTATAGACGACAACGATTACTGTCCCATGGTCAATGTAGATGATAATAATATACTCAAGTTTAAGGGTATGATCTATGTACTTAGGAAAGGTCCTATTTCGAGAGTTACGCATGATCTACTTGTTAAAGATTGTATTAGTTCAGTCAGTAGTAAGGATTTTTCGCAAATAATTAGTGCCTTATCTTGTGATATAACACCAAGAACTATACTTAATACATCTAATATGTTATGTAGAAAGCCCTATGAGATGGATGCTTTACAGGCAGGTCAATTAGCTATTTTTGTGGTTAAATATCAAGCAGTTAGAGTTGCTGAGTCAGCTATTAATTATGAACTTTTGGTGGAGCCTATAGTGGTTAAATCTGTGGATTCTTTTTTCCATAAGTGGTATAATTATTTAATGGATGTAACTATAATTAAACATATAGATACTACTTTTTTTTACACTAAGGCGGATATTATTGCCAGTCGATGTAAATATGCTTATAGGAGCATTAAGAGCTCCCTACCGGATCAACAACTAATTAAGGAAAAAATGAATTCTATAATTAATACTATTCAAGCTCCTGTTAGAAGATTCTTTGGTAAAGTGCAAGCCTATGAGAAAATAATTGAAGAAGCGGATCTAGTTTCTAAGCCCATTCCTTTTTCTAGTCCCAGTGTACTAGACACAGAGTATATTCCAGCAGCTGTACCACTTGCTAAGACCAACTTCAGTTTATTTCGTGGTCTCTTATATCTAGTTTGTATAAGTTCTGTTATGTGTGGGCACGTAGAGTTGCAAGTTGAAACCAACAACTACTATATTCCAAGTTCCAATATTATAAGTCTTATTTCTCATGTAATTCAATTTATTATGATAGATCTTAAGCTTAATATGCCTGTGCTCACTATGCTCCTCACAATGTTTATCAGGATGTATTATTATTTTCTGATAACTTCATTTTATTATCTGTTTTATGATACAGTTATAGGCTATTATATGGCATGCTTTTATTTAATTTTTAGTTTTACTATATTGAGGAGAATGACTTTAACATCTAAATTTGGATTTCTTATCTTTTTCCTCACGTATATAGCTGCATTATTACTACCTCAAGTTAAGTCCATGAAAGGACTGTTACCTATTGAGATACTTGCAACTTGCACTCCTAATAATACCTCGGTGATGTGGCAGTCTTTATTAGATGCCCAATATATAGGTACGACTATTTTTACTACAAAAAGGTATGCAATGGAATTAGGTACACAGTGTAATAGGTGTTGTATTGGTCTTAAGCAGAAGGGCCCATTGGTCAGAGGTTTAAATGTCAAAAATCGGCCTATGAAATTACACTCTAGTTGTCTTTCTAATAATGTCGAAGCCATATACAGACAATTTATTAATTATGGAAACTATTGCGATGCTTCTAGAGCAGCTGAGTTTGGTAAATGGTACATAAATAGTAATTACTTTAAAGATCTAATGGCTGAGAGTGCTCAAAATCCCATTAGTTATGACGTTTGGTTTGCCAATATTAGAGCTTGTAAAAAAGAACTTTATGGTGCAGCAAAGAAGAGGTATGATGAGATGAGGTTAAATGAGAGGAACAAAAGATCTAGGCTAGTTGTTGATCCTACTGAATATAAGCAGCATGTTAAGACTGATGAGAAGATCTTTGTTGATTATTCCAACGAAGAACCAAAAGTTAAATCACGTAATATAACTGAGCAATCTGATGTTTGTAAGGTAGTTATGGGACCATTAATATCTCATATATCTGAATGTCTTCATAGAATAGATCAGGCTTATGGCTCTGGATTGACTAATGAGGAGAGGTGTCAAAAATTTGAAAAATGGGCATGGTATTGGACTAATACAGTCTATATACCTCTCGATGGTAGTGGTTTTGATTCAACACAGTATGCTATAATAATGGAGGCTGTGGATACCCCTGTTTATATGACTATTATAAGTATGCATAGAGAGGAGCTAGCTCAATATTGTGATGTAGATGACCTTGTTGGTATATGTACTAATTTCTTACAGGTAGTGATTGGCGATTATTTTAAGTATGAGATCATGGGCACAGTGCCATCTGGAAAAATGAATACCAGTGAAGCCAATACTAGACGATCAGCCTTATACGTTAGGTTCATTTTCAATCATTGTGGCCTTTGGGAGTATTATGATTTCTTTGTTGAGACTTGCGGAGATGATGTATTAATTTTTTGTCATGAGGGAGCGGGTATCAGTTTTATGAAGATGGCTTATATTTTAGTGTACATTGAGGGTTTTAATGTTAAAAACCACAAAACTTTAGGTCAAGTAGCTAAGAAGATATCTCTTTTTTACAATTTAATGGATTGTGACTATTTATCATGTGATTTTTTAGTAAATGATAGTCACAATATCAGAATGATTAGAAAGCTTGACAGATTATTACAGTTAACACCTTGGACTGAGAGTAATAAAGCAGAGAATGTAGACTATCAGCAGGAACTAAATTTAGCTCTGAGTTATGCCGAAGGTTATTCATTATTGGTTAATAATAGTGGAGTGCCAGTAATGCGTGAATACGCTCTCATGTTAATGCGTGTGGGTAGAGTGTCCTTTTCAGATAAGGTCAATAAGATGGTCAAGCTGAGTCAATATAAGAAGTCCTATAATTCAAAGGATGATCAAAGGAGTGGAGATTTTACCGAAGCTTTTTACAATTTTGTTTATCGCAAGTATCATATATCCTCAGATGTTGTTAATAGCTTTATCAAGTCATTAAATAAAGTTAATCAAATATATGAGGAGGTAGAGCACGAGTTTGTGGATTATTTATATAACAGACCACATAGCCGTGTAGCCAATAGTGCATATAAATACATAACCAAGAATCAGAAGAAGAGGCACTATGACATTAAGAAGTCAGTTAAAACTGACTTCTTCTATTTCGGATAAG